AATAGGAAACTATACAGCTAGGTATTTTAAATTTAGAGTAGTTTTAATTTCAAGAGATTTAGCATCAACTCCAGTAGTTTCACAAGTTACAGTTACAATAGATATGGAAGATAGAATATTTAGTGGAAATGATATAACTTCTGGTGCTGGAACTTATACAGTAACATTTACAAACCCATTTAAATCTGTTAATTATGCTGTTGGAATAACTGGCGAAGATTTAGCGACAGGAGATTTCTTTATAGTTGAAAACAAAACAATTAATGGTTTCGACTTAACATTTAAAAATTCAGGTGGTACAGCAGTAAGTCGTACCTTTGATTATATTGCAAAAGGCTTTTAAAAGGAGTATAAGAACTTATGGCACAAGGAGATTATTTAATTCAGAACCAATCGTTCCCCTCATTTCGTAGCGATTTAAATTCAACTTTATCAGCTATAAATTCTTCTAATTCAGGAACATCAAGACCAACAAGTGCTGTCGCTGGAACAGTTTGGTTAGATACTACTTCTGCAACAAATCCAACATTAAAATTTTTTGATGGAACAGATGATATATCTTTAGCAACATTAGACTACACAGCTAATACAGTTAATTGGTTAGATAGTTCAGTTTCATTCGATATAGTTGGAGATACAACACCACAACTTGGTGGTAATTTAGATGTAAATGGAAATTCAATAGTTTCAGTATCAAATGGAAATATTACAATCACACCTGATGGAACAGGAAAAGTTATTGTAGATGGTTTATCTTATCCAACAGCAGATGGAACTAATGGACAAGCATTAATAACAAATGGTTCTGGAATATTATCTTTTGGAGATGTTTCTGGTGCTATACCTTACGGATTATTTTCAAAAATTGATCCAACAGTTGTTGCTTGGAATAAAACGGGTGCATTTACTCTTACAACAAATACAGGTTTATACATTGAAGTTAATGGAGATATTAAAACAATTAGTTCAGGAACATCTATTACCATGCCAGGCTCTGCTACTTCTGGAACTGATTATGCAATATGGTGTACAACTGCTGGTGCTTTAGAAGCTACAACAGATCATGTTAGTCCACCATCAGCTAATGCAAGAAAAGTAGGTGGATTTCATTATGCACCTGGCGAAAATGCAACAGGAACTTCAGGTGGAAACACAACTCCATCTATTAACGTATATTCATTATGGGATTTAAAATGGAGACCTAATTGTTCAGACCCAAGAGGAATGACTTTAATTGGTGGACATTTTTGGTCAGATATTTATTTAACAGGTGTAGATCATCACACAAACGGAACATCTAAATACAATGTTACTATAGCTGATGGTTCTTCTCCACCAAAAGTACCTAGTTTATATGGTGGTAATGGTTCAACAACTTATGGCTCATACACTTGGTGGGAATGTGCTGAATTATTATCTAGTCATGGAAAACGACCACCTACATATCAAGAATTTTCTGCTTTAGCTTACGGAACTACAGAAGCTAGTTCAAGAGGAAGTGATCCTGTAACAACTCAAATGAGTGCAACTGATGATAACTTTACTTCTAAGTGGGGAGTGATTCAATCAACGGGTTGTTTGCGTGTTTGGGGTAACCATTTTGGTGGACCATATGGTTCGTCTGCTTATACTGCTAATACTGAAGGCAGAGGTTCAACTTATAATTTATCTAACGTCGTGTTCCTTGGTGGTTCTTGGACTAGTGGTTCGGATTCTGGTTCACGTTATTCGGGATGGTATACTGCTCCAACGTTTTCTAATCTCACTGTTGGGTCTCGTGGCGTCTGTGATCATAAAACAAACGAATAATGGCAAAAGCCATTATTAAAGACTTAACGATTAACCATAAACAAATGAATATTGTGGAAAAATATGAAAAAGTTATAAATTACTTATATCCAATTATACAAAATATACCTAGAAAACATGGGATATTAAAAAAACAAGTATTAGAATGTTTATTAAAACAAGTTCAACTTATTAATGATGCGGGTAAATCTAATCAAGTATCTAAAATGTATTTAGTAGATTCGGGATTATCTTTACTCAGATTTTATTTACGATTTATGACTAATAAAAATGTGAAAGCATTAACCCTTAAACAACAAGGATATTCTCAACAATTATTGTCAGATTGTATTCTTTGTATGGATTCGTGGATTAGTCATAAAAAGGGTAAGAGAGATATATTCTCGTCATGAAGCTTGGTGGTTATTGGGGTACTACTGCTGACTCTGGATCACGTTTTTCTTTTTGGAATAGTGCTCCAGCGGATTCTCTTGACACTATTGGGTCTCGTGGAGTCTGTGATATGAATTTAAACTATAGTAACGCCACGAGCCTACTATGTTTGATCTTTACGATCAGCTTTCTTATCCTGCTTCGGCAAATACAAAACTAAGATTTGATGTATTGCAGAGTATTGAAATATAGAAACGCATTGTCAATAATATGGGATTAAAATATAGAAATTTATTTGATCAAATTGTAGAGATAACTAATTTACAATTAGCATATAAAAATACATATAAAGGGAAAAAAGAAACATTTTCTTATTTAGAGTTTAAAGAGTTTGATCAATATAATTTAATTCAATTAAGAAATGAATTAATCAATGAAGAATATCAAGTAGGTCAATATAGAAACTTCTTTGTATATGATCCAAAAAAAAGACTTATCTCTGCTTTATGTTTTAAAGATAGAATTGTCCAACATGCTTTATGCAATATTATAACTCCTATCTTTGAAAAAACATTTTTACCTAATTCTTTTGCTTGTAGAAAAGGATATGGAACTCATGCTGGGGTTAGGTGTGTACAATCCAATTTAAGAAAACATAACTTTAAATATTTTTTAAAAACAGATTTCAGCAAATACTTTCCTAGTATAGATACAAATATATTGTTAGCCATGATTAGAAAAAAAATTAAATGTAATAAAACATTTGAATTAATCAAATTAATAACACCACCCAATCAAACAGGAATACCTATTGGAAATTTAACAAGCCAGTTATTTGCCAATGTCTATGGTAATAACATAGATCATTTTATAAAGCACAAATTAAAAATAAAATACTTTGCTAGATATATGGACGATATTGTTATTCTTGATAATAATAAAAAATTCCTAAGAGATGTTTTTGTTCAATTAGAAAAATATTGTCGTAATCATCTAAAATTAAATATGAGTAAATGGCATGTTGCCTGTACTCATCAAGGTATTAATTTTTTAGGTTATAGAATATGGAAAAATTACAAATTATTAAGAAAACAAAGTGTAGTTCGTGCTAAAAGAAAGGTTAATAAATATTTATCAAATCAAGATTACGGAAAATTAATTAGATTTTTAGCTAGTTGGCATGGTCATATCCAATGGAGTAATAGCCATAATATTAAATGTTATATTGACAATATAATCAAAAGATTTAAAGTATAAATTATGAAATACAATATTAATACAAGAGCAGATTTGAATAAAATTAAAGATACACCTGAGCATACAGAATTTATGAAAATGCTTAAAGGTACTATGATTAGACAACAAGACACTCAAACTTATCCTGAAAATTATAATGAACCTGATTATAATGGAGAAAAATTAGAACCTATTTGGACAGATGTAGAGGATTTATCTACTATAGAAAAATTTGGATTTACTAAATTAGATTTTAATAATATTAATTAATTATTAATATTCAATAAACCATAAAGGTTTAAATGAAAAAATTCATAAACATTCTTAGACATTGGAAGAACAATATATGGAAGAAATTAAACAGCGAATTAAAGAACATGAAGGGTTTAGGGATACTGTGTATTCCGATAGCTTGGGCTTTGCTACTATTGGTTATGGGCATCTTGTATTACCCTCTGATAATTTTGTTGAGGGTATTACTTATGACAAAGAAACTCTTGAAGAAGTTTTTGATAATGATTTTAAAATAGCAGTAGATTCAGCTAGAGAATTATTAAGAGATATAGAATATAATCATATAGTTTTCGGTGTAATTGTTGAAATGTGTTTCCAATTAGGCAAACCACGAGTAATGAAATTTAAGAAAATGTGGGAAGCCTTGA